ATGGCTTCGATTACTCCCTACAAAGACGGTTGGCGGGCGCAAATTTCAGTTAAGCCCGATCCGGCCAGCAAACCGGTCCGCGACTCCCAGACGTTTCGAACGCAGCGCGAGGCTAAGGCATGGGCGTCGGCGCGCGAGCTTGAGATGCGTAAGCAGGCTGCGCAACAACCGGCCGAGCGCTACACCGTGCGCGCCATGTTGGAGCAGTACGACAAGGAAATAATCCCGTCGAAACGCGGCTCGCGCCCCGAATCGCTGCGGCTGCGGGCATTCCTGCGCAACTTCCCGGAACTGGCGGATAAGACGCTGGCCGAAGTCACGACGCCCGATCTTGCGGCATGGCGCGATGCGCGACTGCGGGGATTCGTGGGGAGTGATGGGGAGCCGGTTCCGGCGGTGGGCGTGGCATCAGTCCTGCGTGATATTAGCTGGCTGCGAAACGCATTCTCTGTCGCGCGCAAGGAGTGGCGGTGGATGGACGCTAACCCGTTCGAGGGCTTCCGCTTGCCCGCCGAGCCGCCATCAAGGGATCGACGCGTATCCCCGACAGAGGTCAAGCTGATTTGCAGGCAGTTGGGATATAGGGCAGGTGTGCCGCCGCAATCGTTGCAGCAAGAAACGGCGCTCGTATTCTTGGTCGCGCTGCGCTCGGCTATGCGTGCGGGTGAGATATTGGCGCTCGGGAAAGGTACGCTTGACCTCGAACGTCGAGTAGCCCGCGTGCCGCACAAGACACAGCACTTGACAGGCAAGCCGCGCGAAGTGCCGTTGACCCGGCAGGCGGTGAGATTGCTGCGTGTGGTGGCGGATAGGGAGCGGTGCTTTGCGATTTCGAGTCAAAGCCTCGATGCCCTGTTCCGAAAGGCGAGGGAGCGGCTGGCTGTCGCTTACCCGTCGATTGCCAGTCTGCATTTCCACGACAGCCGGGCCGAAGCATTGACCCGGCTATCCCGAAAGGTCGACGTGATGACGTTGGCGCGGATAAGCGGCCATGCCGACCTGAAGATATTGCAGCGGACGTATTACCGTGAATCCGCTGCTGATATTGCCGCTCGGTTAGCTACCCTGTAGCGCGGCGTCAACTTGGCCGATGGGGATGCGCCCGCACTTGTTGAGTCGGAGCGTCCCCATGCTGACCATCTTGCTCACGGTGTGGCGGCTCAACCCCATCATTTCGGCCGCTTGCTGGATCGTGACGTGCAGCGGTCGCGGGTGTGTCTCTGCATAGAGTTGCACTGCGCGCCGCGCGAGGTTCAATACTTCGCCCGTCTCAATCATTGCGCCCCTCGCTGTGGTCTGCGTGGGCGTTCGCGATCGCCACGGCAAAATCACCCGCGAGCTCGGCGCGAATGTATTGCGTGAAAGTGTCGTTGCCGACTGCCGCGCGAAGGTATCGAACCAGATATTCGCGGGCAGCTTCCGCGCCATCCGCTGACGCCTCGAACGCCGCGCGCTCGTCGGCCGGTGCGATCGGGCGGGCGAACAGTTCGTGTTTCCCTTCCGGGAGCGCATAGGCTACATACGTGCTCAACGTCATGGCGTATCCGCCGTTTGTGACGCGAACCGTCGCGACTGGTTTGTCGCTCGCGCGGTACGCCGCTTTCGGCATACGGCCGACGATTTGGTCGATGGTGGTCATTGGGTCTCTTGGTTCGATTCTTGGCAGGTTGCGCATCGGCCGAATAGGCCAAGCTGGCGCGCTGTTACTTGCTTGCCGCAAGCGCATCGCTTACGGGTGAAGGTGTAAACCCTCTGCGCCTGCGTCTTTTCGCGGTAGTCCGCGAGGGTTCGGGGGATGGTCGAGTGCATGTTTAAACAGGTTGCTTGAGTTGCTTTGCGATGGCTGCTGCGCGGCTCTGGGAGCATCCGAGAAACTTCCGAATCTCGATCACGGTTGCTCGTAGCTGGTTCGCCTCGACGGCGGTGCGGGTGCGATCAAGGTCTGACTGGGTAACGACTGGCGGCGCGGGCTTGGCGGCTTTCTCGGCCAGGACAGAATGGGCGCGTGCTCGGGCGATTCGCTCGGTCGCAATCTCGGTAGCCTTGATGACCGGCATTACCGTCACTGGCGCAGTCACGTCACGGGTAACGTGACTCGTCACGCGTTCAACCGGGGATAGGGCAAGCGTCCAGCAGAGGCAGGCGACGCCCTCAAGTACTGCGGCGAACAACATACCGACCATCAGCGGGGAGCAGCCAAGCGCGGCGGCCATTGGGTCACGCGCTGTCACGTCACGCTCGACGATCACGCGCTCGCGCGCCGCCGAATCTCGTGCCGCCATGTCCCGCTCAACGTCGAGCGCTTGTATCTCGCCCGCCAGCCTCGCCCGGCGCGCCTGCAATTCGGGGCAGATGCGGCGGCATCGCTCGGCCTGCGCTTGAGCGAGCTTGCCCGTTACGGCGGCGCGGTCACGCGCGATAGTCACAAGGTCACGCGACGCGGTAACGGGTTCGGCAGTAACGTGACTGGCCCTCTCGTCGCCCGCGTGACTCGCTGCGAACACGAAAAACGTCGCGTGGCCGTAGCAGGTCGCCGCCATCGCCGCCGCCCACATTGCGAAGCCGATCATTCGCGCCGTTGCAGGCTTTCCGCGCGTCAACGCGGGGATCAGGTGGGCCGCGACGACGAGCACGACGCCCATTGCGATCAACAAGGCGCGCTCGCTTTCCCATCCGCCGCGCTGGATGCCGGCAACAGCCGACAGTCCGATTGCGGTAGCCGTGGCAGTCACGGCGATGGCGCCAGAAATGATTCGATTGCTCATGCTGCGTGACTCGCTAGTGCGTGAATCTCGGGGTCGTAATTTCGGTCGGCAAAGTCGGGATCGCCGGGGTATCGGTTCGTGCCGTCCGCGCGATGCCAGCAAAAAAGGGAGCCGCGGCGATGCGGGAACCAGTAGCCCGCGCAGCTACAGCACGCGAGCGTCGTATTCCGGCGATTCATCCATTTGTCGACGCGGTAATCGCGGCGCGCACAGGTGCGGCAGGCTGGCGGCGTTTCGTACTCAGAGAGCAGGCGGGGCAGACACCGCCGCTTCTGGCAATGCCTGCAACGAACGTGTTGCCGCGTCGCGCTCATTGCTCGACGTGAAGGCGGAAGTAGTCGGAGAGGCGGCCCGCGAGCGCGTGAGCAAGGCCGAATTGATCGCGGGTGCCTACTACCTCGCCCTGCGCGCCGTCAGTCACGCGGTAATCGTTCTTGCCTGCATGCCATACCGTGAACCGACCGGCCGCGCCTGCGAAGCGCCAACCATCCGCGCGCTGCGGAATCTCCTTCTTGGCTGCGCGTCGTTTGGTTCGCTGCGGGCGAGCCTGCAACACGTCGCGGTAGCCGATTGCTGCGATCAGGCCGGCATCCGCCGGGAGCGCGCGGCTCATTTGCGCGGCGTTCCAGCCCTTCGCGTATTCTGCGATTCTGTTCTTATCCATATGTACTCCTATTCATTTTTGCCGGGGCTGCCGGGGCGGATGAGAGCGGTTGTTAGGAGGTGCAGTACTTCGCGGCACACGCTGCTGCAAGGTCTCGCGCTTCCGCAGCCCACGGCGTTGCACCTTCCTCATTCGCTGCGTTGCGCAGATAGCAGGCCGCGTCGTGCCACTCGCCGGCCGCGATGGCTCTCCATGCGAGCTGGCATCGCGTCACTTGTTCGTCGGGTGCGTCAAGCAGCAGTTCGTACGCCGTTTTCATCGTTGTTCCTTTCCGTGTTGCGCAGCAGTCCCCGAACTATAAACCAAGTGGTGTATATTCTGTCAACACCATTTGGTGTGAATTCTCGCTTTCAGGGCAATCCCATGCGCAAATTCCGATGGATGCACTCCATACGGTGTTGTAAGGAAGCGAGTCTACAGATAGACTACTGTATAGATGTACAGTGTTTTGCTACGGAAAGGTAGATGAAAGAAAAGAATAGTGGCGGGGAGAGCCGCCTACGCTGTCGCGCGGGTGATATTGCGAGGGTTGTGGCTTCGACCAACCCCGCTCTTGTTGGGGCGGTTGTCTTGGTCGAGTGTCTGAGGACGGATGGCAGGTGGGATGTGACGCTTGAGCGCCCGGCGTTCGGATTGACCGCTCGCGGGCGGCGTCCTGTTGTGACTCAGGAATTCACGTTTAACGATGTGTCGCTTGAACCAATAGCCCAGGCGAATATGGACTTCAGTCGCCTGCTGGCCGGTCTTCGTCTCGGCGTGGCGAGGGGCTTTGAGTCGGCGACGAGGCAAGTAGCCCGCTGATAAACGCCTCAACTCTCACGCGATCAATATCTCCTAGGCTATCCCAGCCAACCGGACCAAGGCACGCGGCCCCGCGGGGCCTTGGTGCAACAAGGTCTATCAGCTCCCCTCCGGAGTTATCTCTCCATGTGCGCTCAAGTTCAAGCGCCACCTTCTCCCCAAATGACTTGGACTTAGCCATGTCGTTTATCTGTTGAGGCAGCCGTTTCATCCGGCGCGCAACTTCGGCTTGGCCGTGGGTTTCGATCAGACGGTTGAGTGCTTCTCGGCGCAATTCAGTGACCTGCGCGTGGGTCAGAAGATCGTCGTTCATGGTTCTCATTAGAACACCTGAAACCAAATGGTGAAATAAACAGAATGGTGTTGTTACAATACACCATATGGTGTATGTTTCGGGTATGGGCGGGCTGAGAGTATTTCTTGCCCCGATGACGCGCCAGAGCTGATGTAAGCGATTTTTCAGGGAGAACGTATGGAAGCACTCAGGAAATATCTCAAGACCAAGACCCCGGACGGCCAGCGGGACTTCGCGAGGCGAGCCGGGACGACCCTCGGCAACATGCGCAAGTCGATCAGCGCGAAGCAGCGTTTCGGCATCGGCCTTGCGATTGCGATCGAATTGGAGTCGGGCGGCGCTGTGAATGCGTGTTCGTTGAGCGACAAAATCAACGTCTCGCAGATTCTGGAGTGGGCCAAGCGGCGCAGCGACAACCCGGAACTGCCGGGAATTAGCGGGGTGGTTTGATGGCAATCATTCGGGCGGCAAGACCCGAAAGTAACTTTTACACGCTGGATAAGCGGATCAGTGAGGGTTCCAATCTGTCGTGGGAGGCAGTGGGGCTTTTGGTCTTCTTGCTCGGCAAGCCGGATCATTGGAAGGTGAACGTCGAGGCGCTTGTCAACCATACAAAGACGGCTCGGAAGCGCACAGGCCGCGACGGCATCTACGGCATCTTGGATGAACTGATTCAAGCTCGATACGTGCAGCGGACCCGAGCGCGAGGCACTGCCGGAAGGCTCGCCGGGTATGACTACCTCGTATCCGAAACGCCGTTTCCACCGTGTCCGGATTTGCCGGATACGGCTGCACCGGATACGGCTCAACCGTATCCGGCAAATCCGACACTAGTAAGTACTGATGTTAAGCAAGGATTGAATAGAAGCAAGGATAGAAGTAAGGCGGGCAAGCCACCTGACCTTTCGGACGAGCAGAAAGCGAAGCGGGTAACGAAGCGCGAGCAGTCGATAGCGTTTCTTGTCGCTCAAGGCGTGGACCCGCAACACGCGGCCGACTGGATGACCGCCCGCAATGGCAAGGAAGTGACGGCGACCGTGTGGGAAACCGTGCAGAGTGAAGCGGCAAAAGTGGGGATGACGCCAGCGCAGGCAGTCCAGTACGCGGCCGGTGCCTCATGGCAGGGCTTTAAAGCAGATTGGTTCCTGCGAAACAGCGGCGGCGCGAAGGCCGCACCGACGAAGCGCGAAGAACAGCGTAGCGGTAGCTATGCGGCGATGTTTCCGCGCGGCATGCCGGGTCAAGCCGGATACGGTGAGGCGGCGCGGGGTGAGCGGGGCGATCGAACCATTGACGGCGACGCGCGATGGATTGACGGGGAGGGTGCATGAGTGACGTTGCGCTGAGTGTTGAGCAACAGGCGCGAGTGGATGCGGCTATGGATTACGTGTTCGCGGAATTACTCGGGTTGTTCGGTAGGCCGTTCGTGGCGAAGTTCGAGAGCGGGGAAATGGTCGATGGGGAGGATTCGGGAATCGCGAACATGCGTCGAGCATGGGGGCAGCGGATCGTAGACGCCAAGCTGACGCCCGGCGACCTGCGGCGCGGTATCCGGGGCTGCGAGCGGATGAAGTACGCGCCGGGATGGGGGGAATTCATTGAGGCGTGCAAGCCGGCAATCGATGTTGACGCAGCGCTGCACGAAGCGGTCGAGCAGATGCGACGCAGGCAGCACGGCAAAGACGTTTGGTCGGACCCGGCGATTTTTTGGGCGGCGGCAAAGATCGGTGAGTGGGACATGGTGCAGCAGACGCACGCGCAGCTACTCCCCCGGTTTAGGGCGGCGCTTACGCAGGTGCAGCAGTCGGGCAGCGTGCAGCCGGTTCCCGAGCGCGTCGCGATGCTTGCGGCTCCCGGAGCGTCAGAAACGAGCCGTGCGGAAGGGCGGCAGCAGATGGAGCGGATTGCAAGGCAGGCAGCGCCGCTCAACAAGTCGAAAGGCGGAAATATGGGGTGGGCGGATCGGATCATTCGAGAGGAACGCGAGCGACCGGGGAGCCATGACTTGAACAAGCTGCGTCACGCATATGCGGCAAAGGGGTTTCCGATGACTATGGGGTAATGGGATGGCGAAAACACGGGGGGAACACACTTACCAAGAGGTAAGTATTCCTAAGGTATGCAGGGGGTGCAAGCACGCAACGGAGCGGCCCGGCCATACGCGAATGTACAGGCTTGGGTTTCGGAACTGCGCGCATCAGCCCGATTGGATTTTCGTGGTTGGCGGCAGCGCGTGTCGGTTGAATCCGGTGAGGTTCGAAGCAAGGCCCGGCTAGGGCGATGGAGGTAGATGCAAGGAAAGGACGAAAGGTTGGCGGCGGCGCGAGCAGCGTTGTCGCAGGCGGTAGGCAGTAGGCGCAAGGCGAAAGGCGGCGCGCGACAGATGGGGTGGGATATCGACGTGCCGGGCGACGCAACGCACATCGGTACGGCCCGGATCAGGTCGCAGCTATCGACGGCGCAGCGGTCGATTGCTCGAAAGATGGGCAACTTGCCGAGCGTCGATGCGGGGTTTGACGAGATTGCGGACGGCGTGGGCGCGCCGTCGATTGGTGGCAGCACGGTGAAAGCCGCGAAGTACGGAAACCGGAAGTGTGAGGCTGACGGGATCGAGTTTGACAGCGAGCGCGAGCGGTCACGGTATTTCGACCTCAAGCGCATGCAGGCCGCCGGAATCATCGGTGATTTGCGGTTGCAGGTGAGTTTTGAAATCGCGCCGGCTGTGGTGTTGGATGGGAAGCGAAAGCGCGCCCGGACATACGTGGCGGATTTTGTGTATCAGCGCGACGGTAAGCAGGTAGTCGAGGACGTGAAGGGCATGAAAACGCCCGTGTATTCACTGAAACGACACCTGATGCGTGCTGTTCACGGTATCGAGGTTCAGGAAGTGTAGTAGCTCCGGTGCGGATTCAGTGATGACCGCCCGGTGCGCGCAAAACATGCGCGCATCAATGCAAATTGAAATGTAGAAAATGCACAACAGCAAAGACCAAATCATTGTCCCGAAAATGTCGACCGCCGAGCGCGTCGAGGAACTGATGCAAGACGGCCGCCGCCGTACCGTCGTTCAAATCGCGGAAGCGTTGCGGACGCCGCGCAAAACGATCTCCTTCATCGTGCGGCAGTTGTCGGCGGAGGATGCGGGGCAATCGATTCACGTCGTGGATAAGGACTCGCAAGCGCTGGTGTACGTCTACGGGCCGGGCAAGAACATATACAACGGACAGCACAACCGGCGCGCGACGCGCCGCAAGCCGGATTCGGAGTTTGGCGGTCGCTGGCCCCGCAACTCGTGGCTGCGCAATCTCGATCCGCTCGTCTACTCGGCGTTTCACGACATGGCGTCGGTCGGCCAGCAGCAGCGGGCGGCGGGGTTCCACGCTTGAGCAGTTTTGGCCGTGCGCAGTCCCGTGAGGACTGCTTAAAGCGCGGGTGCACGCTCAAGCGAACGCCTTTCAAGGTCAAGGCGAAACCGGGTCAGTGGTCGACGTTCTCGAAACCCTCGAAGGGTTTCCAGCGCAAGGCCGCCGACCCGGCGGCGCGGGATGAGAAACCCGCCAAGCGGCGCAAAGCATCCCGGCCGAAGAAAGCCACGGGCGAGGATGCGAAGTATTTGGCGGCGTGCAGGGGCGAGCCCTGCTTCCTGTTGATTCCCGGCATATGCCCGCGCCGGCCGGCGGATGAAACCGTCGTACCGGCGCATCGCAACGAAGGGAAGGGAATGGGGCTCAAGGTCGCGGACGGGCTCACGGTGCCGGCCTGCTACTGGTGTCACGCTGAATACGATCAGGGTCACAAGCTGACGCGCGATGAGAAGCGCGAGACGTGGAGCGATGCTTTCCGGCGATGGGTGCCGGCTCGAAACGAGAAAATGGGAATCAGGCTATGAGACTGGCTGTAGACGTTGAGGTAACGATCAAGGGGCGCAAGACGGTCGAGACGGTCGAGGCGCATTGCTTCGTGGCGCGGCGTATCCGCAAGGCTGGCGACGGCGAGTATCGGCCCGACGTGGTGGACGTCGACATTTACGTGCCGACTCGTGCGCGGGCGATTCTTCAGTCGGCGGAAGGTTGGCGGCCGAATTCGCGCTCGGTTCTCCGGGCGACGGCGCGGGTGAGCCAGAACGCGCGCGAGCTTGCGCCGTTCATGTCGAGCGGCCGATTGAAGTGGTTTTTCGGTGCGCGGTGAGGGGGCGGCGACGATGCGAGCTACGCGGCTGTTGGTGCAAATCCCGTCTCAGGATCACTTTTTGGTCAGGGGGCGGACGGGCCACGGTGAGGTCGACGCGCCGGTCGAAACGATGGTGTACGCGGTCAAGCGCATGGTGCACAACGGCGAACGCTTGCCGGACGTGGTGCGCGTACTGGCGTGGATTCCCGAGCCGATGCGTGCCTATCTGGTCGACCGCTCGCGAATGGTCGACATGGAACACGCATGGGTCACGGCCTCTGTGAAGGACAACCGTGCGACGCTCACGCCCTTCATGGAATCGGGCGAGTATGAGCTTTCCGTCCCGAACGCGCCGGGCACGGCCGGCGGGCGGGCGGCGCGAGCAGGCGACAGCATGGAGGGCAGGGTGTGGGCGGCGCTCACGCCACGGGCTCAATCGTTTGTGAGTCATGAGGCGGTGGCGGAGGTGTTGCAGGCGATGGCCCGTGTACTGGCGGGGAGTGCGGCGGAATGACGGCGCTGGCGTTCATCCTGAAAGACGACGTGCCCGAAGCGCTGGCGGAACACGCGCAGCGGGCAGTCGTTGACGGCGTTCCCTTCGTGACCTATCCCGGTGCGCCATTCGCCGGAGAAATAAGCGAGCGGCCCGACGCTATTATCGAAATCGTGTATCAGTGGCCGAAGGCGGCAGAGCCAAGGCACGCGTTAGGCGACTGGCTGACGGCTAACGGCATCACATTCACGGTCATTCACTGAGAGGGGAAAACAAAAATGAGCGACATCGTTATCTACGGGTTTTGTGCGGTCGCCGTCGTGGTCATCGTCGGCAAGATGGTGCGCAATCTGTTCCTGCGCAACCAAAAGGTCGAAATCATCCCGCAATACGACCCGAACGGCCCGAACACGGGCACGTATGACCCGAACAACCCGGACGGCGAGCTGGTGAAGGGCAAGTAATGCGCCGGACGCTGTTAGACGCTGCGGTATTCGCCCTCATCCTGACCGCACTTTGCGGCACGTATGACGAACGCAGCGAGCCGCCGGAATCGGCTCATGTTCAGTCTCACTAAGGGATCGGGATAATCGAAACGCGCTGTCAGCTATCAAGGTTGGCGGCGCGTTTTCTTTTACGAACCAAGGTGAGAATGAGCGAGAAACGAGCAGCGGGGATTTTCCGAACGGCACATGAGGCGGTGTCGTTCGCATTGAACTACGGCGAGTCGCAGGCGGCGCGCGATCAGGTCGACACGGAAAAGGCGCTCGACGGTGCCGCTACTGTCGGCATCATCAAGCGGCACATGGAAACGCTCCCGCCGTATCAGCCTCTCGCGATTCTGGCGGGCCGGGTGACGCGCGAGGATCGATGCGACTGCGGTTCGCGTTGCTGTCAAGGCTGGAAGCTGACGTCCGATTTCGCGGCGATCACGGCGGTATTGGCGCATGCCGTAGCGAAGGAGATTCCCGGCCTGCCCATGCAGGAATATCGCGTTGCAGTTGTCCGCAAGCACTTCGGCGCACACGTCGACCTGGACATGGCGGCGCGCCGCTACGGCGTCGGTTCCGCGTCGGCCGCTGCGCATGGCTCGGTCATTCAGAAGTGGATCGTTGCGCAGGAAACGGCGGGCTACACGGCCCTGTCTGCATCGCTCGACGCCGCCGGAATGATCGATCATCGCAAGGTGTCCACGCTCGCAGAAGCGGCATAGGAAAGGTGCTGAACTGCACTGACGCCGCCCCGTAGAATCGGGACTCTCCCCGCATGGGGCAGACAATCCAACCCATAGCCCGCGCCGGGAAACTGGTCGCGGGCTTTTCTATTTGGCGGCCACATGAGCGACACCAAGCAACCCATTCCGAACGTATCCATCTTTGCCGAGCGTGGCGCAGAAATGGACGTGATTGCGTTGATGCGCCGTAAGGGCGATCCGGGTTTGTACGCGGCCAATGCGACGGTCGGCGGAATCTCGACAAGCTACACGACGCTGTGTTGGCGTGAAGTCGTTGTGGATGACGAGCGGGACGCTAAGGCTATCGACATGGCGCTGCCGCAACGAGCAGCGCGGTAATGGCAAGCAGGCTCACGACGCTGCGCCCGCGCATCAAGACACAGGAGGCGCGGCACACAACGGTAGCGGCCGGATCGTGGCGCGCCGGGAAGTCGACAGCGGCGGCGCGAGGATATGGCGCTGACTGGCAACGAGTCCGGGCAAAGCATCTTGCGAAGCATCCGCATTGCGTGTTCTGTCTGCGCGACCTTGGCATGTCCCACCTGTCGCCCGTCAACGTGGTGTTGCAGTGCGCGGAGCGTGGCATCGCGGAGCCGGTCGGCACGATAGGCGATCACATCATTCCGCACCGGGGCGACGACCGCCTGCGTCTCGACCCGGCGAACGTCCAAACCCTATGCAAACCGCATCACGACGGCGAGAAGGCCCGCGCGGAGCGGCGCGCCGGACTTAGATAAACCCAATGAAATCAATGGTCTAGGGTGGGGGTGTCGAAACTTTTCGCCCTCTACCCGCCAGGACCGACCGCTCCCGCACGCGGGGAAAAAATCCCCTATTGAGAGTTTTGTTAATGGCACTTACGGCAAAGAAACGGAAATTCGCTGATGCCCTCATGGCGGGGCGGTCCAATAAGGCTGCGGCTATCGCGGCCGGATACAGCGCGGCGACGGCATCGCAGGCAGGGTCGCGGCTTGTTAAAGATAAAGACGTTAAAGCCTACCTGTTAAAACACGGCTACGAGGGCGTTAAACCGGACGGCAAGCCGGTCGACATTCCAGACGCGCCGGAAGCACGTCGAGCCGCTGACGACGCCAAGAAGGCGGCTGCTGCGGCAACACGCGCAGCAAATTCCGCACGGGCGGCCGGGTTCGACCTCGACAAGCTGATGACGTTTAAAGACCCGATGGATTTTCTACTCGCGGTCATGAACGATCAGGAGAGCGAGCAGAAAGTGCGCGTGCAGGCGGCAATCTCGCTCATGCCGTTTAAACACGCTAAGAAGGGTGAGCAGGGCAAGAAGGAGCAGCAAGCCGACGCAGCGAAGGCGGCGGCGTCGAAGTTTGGCGGGCCGCCGCCGCCGAAGCTGGCGGCGTCGGGAGGTAAGCGCGTATGACGTTGAAGTGGTCGACGGCGTGCAAGGATTGGGGTGAGCGCCTGAAGGCCGGCAAGACGATCATTCCGCCGCCCATCTTCCCGGAGGAAGCCGAGTATGCCCTCGGCATTTTCAAGGAACTGAAGATCGTTGACGCGCCCGGATCGCCTACGTTTGGCGAGGCGTCGGCGGAATGGGTGTTCGACCTCGTGCGGTCGATCTTTGGCGCGTATGACCGACATGGGGAGTATGGCCCGCCGGGGCGGCGGCTCATTACCGAATGGTTCGTCTGTCTGCCGAAGAAGAACAGCAAATCGACGCTCGCGGCCGGAATCATGATGACCGCCATGCTTGTGAATCAGCGCCTGTCGGCCGAGTACGCAATCCTTGCGCCAACGATGGAGGTTGCGAATAACAGCTACGCGCCGTCGCGTGACATGGTGAAGCACGAGCCCGAGCTAGATCCGCTGTTCCAAGTACAGACGCATATCAAGACGATCACGCATCGGACGAGCGGAGCGACGCTCAAGGTGATTGCGGCCGACGCCAACACGGTGTCGGGAAAAAAGAGTGTCGGCACGCTGATTGACGAACTATGGTTGTTCGGAAAGATGCCGAACGCGGAAGACATGCTACGGGAAGCAACGGGCGGCCTTGCCAGTCGCCCGGAAGGCTTCGTTATCTACCTCACGACGCAATCGAACGAGCCGCCGGCCGGCGTGTTTGCGAAGAAGCTCCGATATGCGCGAGACGTGCGCGACGGGAAGATTGATGACCCGTGCTTTGTGCCGGTCATCTACGAGCATCCCGACGACATGCGGGCCCGGAAGGAACACCTGTTGGTCGAGAATCTGGCGATGGTCAATCCGAATTTCGGGTACTCGGTCGATCAAGCGTTCCTCGAACGCGAATTCCGTAAGAGCAAGGAGGAAGGCGAGGAAACCTTTCGCGGGTTCCTCGCCAAGCATGGGAACGTCGAGATTGGTCTTTCTCTGCGGTCGGATCGATGGGCCGGTGCGGAGTTTTGGGAAGGGGCTGCGCTACAGCGTGCGCTCACGCTCGAAAGCCTGTTGGAACAGTGCGAGGTGGTCGACGTAGGCATCGACGGCGGCGGGCTCGATGACCTATTGGGCTTCGCTGCGGTAGGCCGCATCCGGGACACGCGTAAATGGCTGGCGTGGTTTCACGCGTGGGCGCATGACAGCGTGTTCGAACGCCGAAAGGATATTGCGTCGGCCCTGCGCGATTTCGAACGAGATGGCGACCTGACCGTATGTGAACAGATCGGGGACGACGTGTTGGAGGTCGCGGCGCGGGTCAAGCAGATTCACGACGCGGGGTTGCTCGACAAGGTGGGCGCTGACCCGGCGGGTATCGGTGGGATTCTCGATGCGCTGGTCGAGGTAGATATCCCGGAGGACTCGATTGTAGGTATCTCGCAGGGCTGGAAACTGGCGGGCGCGATCAAGACAGCGGAGCGGCGAATCGCGGCAGCATCGGGGCGCAGGGTTGACGCAGAGCCGGTTGAGGGCGCGCTCATCCACGGCGGGACGCGCATGATGAACTGGTGCGTTGGCAATGCCCGTGTAGTGCCGGTGGGGAACGCGATCAACATCACCAAGCAGGTGAGCGGATCGGCCAAGATCGACCCGTTGATGGCACTATTCGACGCCGTATCGCTCATGATGACCAACCCGGCGGCGCGCGGGAAGTCAGTCTATGAGAAGCGCGGAATCCGTCGACTCTGAGGGGGAGCATGGCAACTTGGAATTTGTTTAAACGTAGTCCTAAAGAGCAGGAGGTGCGGAACGAACCCGTCGTCCGAGCGGCAGTAAGCGCGCCGTCGGGCAGCGGCGAGACATTCGAGGGCACGGACGATCCGCGCCTTCTGGAATACATGCGGCGGGGTGACGCCAGTGGGAAAGACCTAATCGGCGAACGCCGCCTGCGCAATATGGCGCTGCTGCGGTGTGCGACGCTCATCAGTGAGTCGGTCGGTATGCTCCCCGTCAATCTGCTATCGACCGACAGTACCAAGGCCATGCAGTCCGACAACCCCGCGCATCGCCTCATCAAGCTCAAGCCGAACGGGTGGCAGACGCCGCACGAGTTCAAGAGCCTAATTCAGCTTCACGCGTTGCTTGACGGTAACGGCTATGGTCGCGTTATTCGTTCGCCGCTCGGAAATCGGCCCGTAGCAATCGTGCCGTGCCGGCGCTTCTCGACCCGGCCGCGACTTACTGAGTCGTTCGAAGTTGTCTACGATCATGTCGACCCGTTCGGTAACTCAATCGAACTGAAAGCGAGCGAGGTATTGCACCTGCGCGATATGTCGCTAGACGGAATCCGCGGCATTTCCCGGTTGCGCCTCGGTCATGGCGCGCTCGACCTCGCGGAACAGGCAGAGAAATCGACACAAACCCTGTTTCGTACCGGCGTGATGGCGGGCGGCGCGCTTGAATCGAAGGATCACCTGTCCGATGAGGCATATGAGCGCCTTAAGGAGTCGTTGCACGGCGATTACGGCGGCGCAGAAAACGCCGGGAAGTGGATGATTCTTGAGGAAGGGCTCACGGCCAAGCAGTTCGCCACTACGGCGCAGTCGTCGCAGCAGATCGAAAACCGGAACCATCAGATTGAGGAGGTGGCTCGCATGTACGGCGTGCCGCGCCCGCTGCTGATGATGGATGACACGTCGTGGGGCTCGGGCGTCGAGCAGTTGGCGCTGTTCTTCATTCAATACGGCCTGTCACACTGGTTCGTACAGTGGGAGCAGGCGCTCGCCCGGTGCTTTCTGTCCGACAAAGAGCTTGGTGCATATGCGTTCAAGTTCAATGAGGCCGCGCTACTGCGTGGCACGCTCAACGATCAGGCGGCGTTCTTCAGCAAGGCGCTTGGTGCGGGCGGTTCGTCGCCGTGGATGACGCAAAACGAGGTGCGCGACACCCTCGACATGCCGCGCAATAATGACGCGGTGGCCGATCAGCTACGCAATCCGATGACGCAGAAAACGAAGGGGGATGCTAAACAATGAGCCTAATGAGCTTGCCGGAAATCAAGGCGGTTTCGTGCCTCAAGGGCGGCGAGCAGGTGGCACGCCCGGACGTGCTGGCGCGCTGGCAACCGGAGATCAGTGCCGCCGCCGGTGACGACGTTGGCGGCATCACGATCAACGGCGCAATCGGTGAGACGTGGGACGGCACGGGCGTTACGTCCAACCGAATCGCGGCGGCACTGCGCAGCATCGGCGCAGGTATCCCGGTGGTGGTCAACCTCAATTCGCCGGGCGGCGATTTTTTCGAGGGCGTCGCTATCTACAACCTGCTGCGCCAGCACGACGCGGAAGTGACCGTAAATGTCATGGGGCTGGCGGCGAGCGCGGCGTCCGTTATCGCAATGGCCGGGGACAAAATCCTCATGGGCGATGGCGCTTTCCTGATGATCCACAACGCATGGTCGGTCGCGGTCGGGAACCGTCACGACTTCATCGTAGCGGCCGAAACGCTGGCGCCGTTCGATGACGCAATGGCGAGCCTGTACGCGAAACGCTCGGGCATGAGCAAGGCCGACGCGGCTGCGCTGATGGACAAAGAAACATGGATCAGTGCGGATCAGGCCGTCGAAAACGGTATGGCAACCGGCCTGCTGGACGACACGGCAACGTCGAAGGGGGACACGAAGGCGGCAGAGCAGCGGCGCATCTTCGCGACTGTCGATTCGGCACTCGCAAGCTCGGGAATGAGCCGCGTACAGCGCGCGGAGGTGTTGGCTAGAATGCGCCCGGAAGTGAAGCCGGAGCCTGCAAACAGCGGCGCGGCAGAAATCGCAGCATCGTTGCAGAACCTCATCAACTCGATCAAGGAATAAGGCACATATGGCAAAAAGCAAGCTGGCATCGGTGGTTCTCGCGGCACTGGCAGGTATTAACGCGCGCGGCATCCAGTCGGTGCGCGCCGACGTTGACCTGTCGACCGTGAAGGCGCTTATCGACGGCGTAAATCACGCATTCGCCGCGTACAAGGCCGAAAACGACCGCGCGCTGGCAGAGCTGAAGGCAAGCGGTCACACGTCGAGCGACACGCTCGCGAAGGTCGACCGCATCGACGGTGACGTGTCCGAAATCCAAGCGGCGATCGACAAACTCGCGGTGCAGATGGCGGGCGCACAAATGGGCGCGGGCGCGCAGGTCAAGGACAAGGCGTACTCCGACGCATTCCATGCTCACTTCCAAAAGGGCGAAGTCCGCGCGGCGCTCAACAAGGGCGAGTCGGAGCAAGGCGGCTATCTCACGCCGGTCGAGTGGGATCGAACCATCAACGGGAAGCTTGTTCTCGTGTCGCCCATGCGCCAAATCTGCCGCGTGCAACCGACCGGCAAGGCGGCCTACTCGAAGCTGTTCAACATGCGCGGCACGGAGTCGGGATGGGTTGGTGAGGAAGATACTCGTCCGGAAACCAAGGGGCCGGCGTTCAAGCAGCTTGGCTACACGACCGGCGAAATCTACGCGAACCCGGCGGCGACGCAGCAAATGCTGGACGACTCGGAAATCGACCTCGAAGCGTGGCTGGCGGCAGAGGTTCAACTCGAATTCGCCAAGCAAGAGGGCATCGGCTTTCTGACGGGCAAGGGCGACAAGATGCCGACCGGTCTGCTGACGTACATCAAGGGCGGTGTGAACGCGTCCAAGCATCCGCTCGGTGCAATCCAAACCGTCAACAGCGGCGACGCGAACGCAATCACGTCCGATGCGGTCTACGACCTCATCTATGACCTGCCGTCCATCTACACGCTCAATGCGCGTTTCACGATGAACCGGACGACGCAAGGCAAGGTGCGCAAGCTCAAGGACAACACGGGCAACTACCTGTGGCAACCGTCGCTTGTCGCGGGCCAGCCGGCGACGCTCGCGGGCTACGCGGTCACGGAACTGCCGGACATGCCGGACGTTGCGGCCGGTGCTAACCCGATCATGTTCGGGGACTTCATGCAAGGCTACCTCATCAACGACCGCGTTGGCGTGCGCGTCCTGCGCGACCCGTACAGCAATAAGCCGAACGTGCAGTTCTACACGACCAAGCGCGTCGGTGGCGGTTTGCTGACGCCGGAATGCCTGCGCGCAATGAAGGTCGGTGCAGCGGCGTAAGCGGCCCGTAGTACGTGGGGGCGGGCGCATGAAGGCGTGCCGCCCCTTTTTTTCGCATGGAGGTTGATAGATGGCAGTGTTTTCGAAGGTTTGGCGCGGCGTTCCGGAGGGCGAGATTTACCCGGTCACGTATGGGCCGGGTGACGAGTGTCCGCCGGAACTGGAGGGGGCGGCCACTGCTGTGGACGCGCTGGAGGGGGTGCCGGAAGGCGGCAAGCCGAAGGCATCGGCGCGAGGCAAGGCGGCTGAATGAGCGTGATTCCGTTGTCGCTGGCCCTTTCGTTCGTGCGACAGGATGAGGGCGTCGAGGATGACGTGTGCGAGGTGTTGCTCGATGGTGCCGAGACGGCGGCGTTCGCATACCTCAACCGTGACGTGTACCCGGATCAAGAAGCGCTCGATGCCGCGAGCGCGGCCGGCACGGCTGGCCCGTTTGCGATGGTGGTTAACGGGGCAATAAAGGCAGCAATCCTCAAGACGTTTGCGGAGCTTTACACGAATCGTGAGGATTCGGCGGGCGCGCAAAAGATCGCGGAAATACCGTTTAACTCGCGCACGCTGCTGCGGCCGTGGCGCGTCATTCCGGGGGTGTGAAGTGTCGGGTTCAACGACTAGGGCAGGAAGCTATAACCGTCGCGTGCGAGTCGAAGCGCTCGACCCGGACGCGCAGGACGCATACGGCCAGCCGAAGGAAGCATGGGTAAAAGTGTGCGAGGTATGGGCCAACGTCAAGGGTAAGTCGGGCTCGCAGGTGCTTCGTTCCGATCAGCCGGTGGGCGAGGTCAAAACGTCGATCCGCGTGCGCTACCGGGAAGGGCTGCACGAGGGCATGGTGGCCGTGTTGTTCGGCAAGGGCGGCGCGAAATCGCAGCAGTTCAACATCGACGCCGTTTCACCCGACTTCGCGGGCCGCGAGCACGTCGACCTCATTTGTACGGCGGTGGACAATGGCCGACGCTGATTCGCTGACGCATGCTGCCCTGCGTTCGGTTGCGGGCATGAAAACCTATCCGGACGAAGCGCCGACCGGAGCAAAGCCGCCATACGCCGTATATCAGGCCGTAGGCGGGGTGAGCAATGTCGACCTCGACAACAACCCGGACGACCTGCAAAACGCGCGGATGCAGGTCGCAATCTGGTCGCCGGATAAGGGGGAATCCGTCCGGTGCATGCAAGAAGCACGCCGCGCTATGATGCGCGCCGGTGCTGTCCCCATCGGCGCGCCGACGAGCGCATACGAGACGGATACGAAGTTGTACGGCCGCCGTCTTGACTTTTCAATCTGGTTCAAGGAGTGATATGAGCAGCACGGCAATCAACGCGCAAGGCTCGCGGTTCTACATCAACACGGGAAAACCGGCCGACCCGAAACCGACGTGGACGAAGGTCAACAACGTAAAATCTTTCAGCGGATTCGATGGCACTGCTAACGAGATCGATGTTACCGACCTCGACAGCAAGGCGAAGGAAAAGCAACCGGGCCTCATGGACAACGGCAGCTTTTCCCTCGACGTAAACCGCAACCTCAAAGGTGCGGGTCAGGCTGCGATGCTGGCCGCTCAGAAGTCGCAAGCTACGACGGACTTTCAACTCGTCTACCCGGACGGCACGGCAGACCAGTTCCGCGCGTTCGTGAAGTCGTTCCCGATCAACGGTGGCGTGGATGCCGTCATGACCTCGACTATCGCCCTGACGGTCACGGGTGAGGTAATCCCGGTTGCTCCCGGCGGCGTAGCAACTGGGGGCGCGCCGGACGATCCCGCTCCATCGGGCGGCGCATAATCTCAACGTTGCGGTGCGCACGGTGTGCGCCGTCGATCAATCAGCATTCAAACGAATAAGGACTACGAAAAAATATGGCACTCAATCGTGAGCAGATTCTCGGAGCGCTCGACCTCAAGATCGAACCCGTCGACGTTCCCGAATGGGGCGGCGCGGTTCTCGTGAGCGTGATGGGTGGCGCGACTCGTGATGCGCTCATGGATCAAGTCGCGAACCCGCAAAAGGCGTCGCGCTTTCAGGCGGTAATGGTCGCGGCAACCGTGGTCGGAGAGGACGGCAAAGCGCTGTTCACAGCGGACGACGTGGAGGCCCTGACCAGCAAGAATCCGGAAGTCATGGCGCGCGTTGTATCCGTGGCGATGCGAATCAACGGCATCGGCCAGAAGGCGGTCGAGGATGCGGCAAAAAACTCCGACGCCGCCCCGAGCGCATCGCTTGGTTCCGCCTCGCTCGCGAACTAGGCATGAGCGTTCGGCGCTGTCAGGCAGAGGTCGACAGCGCCGAGTTTGCGGAGTGGCTGGCCTACGGATCTATCGAGCGCTTCGGCCCGGTCATGGATGACCTGCGAATGGGCGCTATCGCGGCGGCAATCTACAACGTGAACCGGGACACGAAGTTGCGCGTGGAACCATTCGGGCCGGCCGACGTGTTCGGATGGATGGCGGCGACAACGCCCGCGAATGAACCCGTGTTGCTCGCGGATGCAGCGGAGCAAACGGCGATGATGAAGGCAAAGCTGTTCGGATCAAGGCGACGCATTGGCGCTAAAAATGGAGGTGAAAAACCCGAACGGATTCAGTGACTTGATACGAAGGATGGGGGCCGCATTGGGGGAGTCTGCGATTCGCAAGGCTGCTGCCAGTGCGGCCTCTGTCGTTTTGCGCGAGGCAGAAGTGCGCGCCCCTGTTGGCCCACTCCCTCACCATCAAGGCTCGCAGAAATTCCCGGTCGGGTTCGGCCGTGATGCGTTACTCGTGACGTTCAACCCGGAGAAATCCGTGGAGGGCAAGCACGCAACGTACACGGTCACATGGAGCAAGGACGCCTACTATCTGGCGTTCTACGAGTACGGCACGAGCAAGCAGGCGGCGCGGCCATTCTTTCGGCCTGCTATCGATGCCACGAAGGACGCGCAGTTGGCGGCAATTCGAACCAGTTTGGCTCAATCTCTGAGGGAAGCAGGACTTGCCTAACAGCACACAATACAACCTGACCGTGAACGCGGACGGCGTGTATTCCGCACTGGAGCGTGCGCAAAACAGCTTCGATCGGTTCGGGGTACAGGCAACATTGGCGGGGCAGAAAACGGCCGCTGCGCAGTCTGCAATCGAAGAAGCGATCCGCAACACGGGCAGCACGTCCGTTCGCTCGGAGCGCGATATCCGGCGTTTCATGGACTCGCTCGTGCAGCAGTCGGCAACGGCTGGGATGAGCCGGGATCAGATGCTCGAATGGGCGGCGGCACAGCGCGGCATTTCGGACGCGGCACAACCGTTCATCAACAATATCCGGGCCACGCAGGCGGCGATGGCGCAGCAGGCGCAGATGGCGCGCGAAGTGGCGGCAGCAGAGAAAGACCTCGCAGCAGCGACGCAAACGGGCGCGGTGCAGCGCCAAGCGGCGGCCAATCTCGCGCAAGCAGCGGCAGCGGCGAAGGGGCAGGAGGCGGAAGCATTGCGGGCCGCCAGTGCTCGCGCAGCAGCGGCAGCAGATACAGCCGACAAGCAGGCGGAAATCGCGCGGGCGCAGTTGGCCGCGCAAGCAGAGGTTGCGGCTCATTCTAAGGCTCAGGCTCAGGCGCTCGCGGATCAGCGCGCCGCGGAGGCGGCGAAGACGGCGGCGGCGCAAGCAGGCGCGGCCGAGCGGTTCCGGTTGTGGAGCCGGTACGCGCAGTTGCAGGCGCAAGCATCGAAGTCCGCCACGGACGCGCAACTGGCGCAGCAGAAGATGGCGGACGCTCAGGCGGCAGCTCAAGCGAAGATCACGGCGCAACAGATCGCGGCAGCGCAAGCGCAGGCAGCAGGCGGCGGATTCAATAGTACTGGCGGGATCAGCGCAGCGCAGCAAGCGGCGGCTATGCGGATGGTTCCGGCGCAGTTCACGGACATTGTGGTGCAGTTGCAGGGCGGCGCAAACCCGCTCACGGTGCTGCTTCAGCAGGGCGGCCAGCTTAAAGACATGTTCGGGTCTGTCGCCGGCGCGGCCAAGGGCATGGCTACCTACGTAATGGGCCTGTTTACCCCGATTACGATCGGCGTTGCCGCTCTGGTGGTGGGGATTGGTGGTGCAATGGTGGCAATGCACCAAGGGGCCGAAGAAGCCAAGGCGCTGAATCGTGCCATCACCATGTCCGGCGACTATGCGGGCGCCACGGCGTCCAACATGCGCGCGCTCGCGGAGTCGCTGAAGGATATCAACGGCCACGGCGCGGCGATGAGCGCGGTTACGGCTGTTCTCTCGACGGGCAAGACGGGGAGCACGGAAGCGGTTGAGGCGGCGAGTCGAGCGCTGCTGGCTTACGAGCGCGCAACCGGGCAGGCGCAGGACAAGGCGATGGCTGCCTTTCAGCCGCTCTTTGATGACCCACAGAAGGGCGCGGAACGCCTGCAATTGAGCATGCACTTTCTGGACGCCGAGCAGCAAGCGCAAATCAAGACGATGCAGGAGGCTGGGGACCGCTCTGGTGCACTTGTTGTCGCGTTCAATGCGCTGGACGCGCAGTCGCAAAAGAGCATTGCGCAGGCGGGCTATCTGGCGAAAGCATGGCATGGCGTCTCGATGGCGATCAGTACCGCTTGGGCGTCGATCAAAGAGATTGGTGCAGCCGACACCCCGGCGCAGGAATTGGCAAAGGCACAGGCGAATCTCGCAGCAGCGAAGCAAGGCGGCGTATCTCTGTTCGGCGGCGAGGACATGTACGCGGGTGACGTGCGCAGCGTGCAGGAGGCGCAGAAAGCGGTTGCAGCGGCGCAAGCGAAGGTGGATGCCGAGCGGAAGGCGGCCAATGAGGCGCGCACGCGGGCAGTCATCGCGGAGAGCGATAAGCACACGAGCGAATTGCGCGATTCGATGATGTCGAATGCAGAGAAGCGCGCCAAGGCTGCGAAGGACGCGAGCGCGAAGTATGAGCGCGACGTGGCGGAATTGAAACGCACGGGCGGCGCGAGCGCGGAAAACCTCGCGAAGCTGGCGGCAGAGCGTGATGTGACGATTGCCAGTGCGGCCGACAAGTTCAAAGACCCGAAAGAGCGCAAGGCGGCAGGCGTTCACAACGATGCGGCGGAAACGATGCTGCGTGCCGCGCAAGAGACGGCGGCGACGCTGCAGGCGCAGTTGAACACGCGCGAGAAGCTTGGGGCGGAAGCGGCAAAGCTGTTGAAATTCGATACGGAAATCGAAGCGATTCAGAAGAAGCAGGCGCGCGGCCAGAAACTCACGGATTCGGAAAAATCGCTCCTGCTGCATAGGATGGAGGTCGACGCCGCGTTGCAGCGCAACGCTCAACTGGAAAAGCAGGTTGAGGCGCAAACGCAGTTAAACGAGCTAAAGAAGCGTGCGGCCTCGATTGATGCCGATATCCTGAACTATCAGCAGCAGCAGTCGGAGCAATATCAATCCCAATTGGACGCGATCGGCAAGGGCCGCAAAGAGCAGCAGATCGCGGCCAGTGAGCGCAGCATTCGCAGGAAGTATTTGCAGGAACAGGCGAAGCTCGACCGGGACACGCCTGAATCGCTGCGCGGCGGTGACGTGTACTTGGCGGCGCAACAGCGCATCGCGGCGGGCCGTGAAAAGTCGCTCGCGGACAACCGGAACTATTACGCTCAGATGGACGCGGCGCAGTCGGATTGGAGGAACGGCGTAACGCAGGGATGGGCGGATTATTCCGATGCGGCTGCGAACAATATGGCGCTGGCGCAATCGGCGTTCACGAGCACGACCAACACGCTACAGCAGGCGTTCGATACGTTTGTGAAAACGGGGAAACTCAATTTCTCCGACATGACAAAAAGCATTCTGGCCGACCTCGCGAAGATCGCAGCACAAAAGGCGATTGTGGGGCTCGTGAACATGGGAATCTCAGCCGTGTCCAGCTACATGGGTGGCGGCGACATTCCGGCGGGGACGCCAAGCACGACGAGCGGATTGAATCAGTATCAATTCCACCTCGCAACTGGCGGCGCAGTGTCTGGTCCGGGTACGAGCACGAGTGACAGCATTCCGGCGTGGCTGTCCGATGGGGAGTACGTGCTCAAGGCGTCCGCTGTCGATCGCATCGGCGTGCATACGCTCGATGCCCTGAATTCCGGGCATTCGATTCATTCCGTCGCTAGGTATGCGTCCGGCGGTGCGGTAGGCTCGGTGGCCCGCGCGACACGTCCGGCGGGCGGTAACACCACGCTCGTTGATGTGACGGTGAACGCGGGCGGGGGCGGCCTGGAGGCGTCGGATATTCCGGGGCTGAAGGCCGATATTCAGGCGCTTATCGACGCTCGCATCGCTCAGAAGATGAAGGGGCAGGGCGGCTATGCGTGGCAAATGGCAAATGGGAGTGTTTAAACGATGCTGACGTTCGGATGGGCTCCGACCGTCGCGAACTATAGCGGTACGGCTACCCCGGTAGTTCGTACCGCGAAGTTTGGTGACGGATACGAGCAGCGCGCGGCCGACGGGCTCAACAACGTTTCGTCTGCGTTCTCGGTGCAGTTCAACGGGAGCGAGGACAAGATCAGGGCCATTCTGGCTTTTCTCCGGGCCGCAGGCGGGGCTGATGCGTTCTGGTGGACTCCACCCCTTTGGGAGTCGCCGGGAGCGTTCTATAGCCCGTCATGGACGGAGCCGACGAAGGACGGGAGCGTGTACACGATGACTGCGCAATTTCAGCAGACATTCAACGTAGAGGGATAGCATGGAAGGACTACAGGCGCTCAATTTCGGCCAACAACCGACCGGCGAAGGCGGCGACACCTACCGGAAGGCGGCGATCAAGATTCAGGCCAACTTTGACCTGATTAGCAAAGTGATGGACACGAAAGTGGATGCGGGCGATTCCGCCGAATCGCTGGCTGATGAGATTGCCGCGCGTATCAAGGGCGACGCGGGCACGCTTGCGGCTGCAAATGCATATTCCGACGCAGGCGATGCGAAAGCAGCTCAGGAAGCGAATGCCTACGCCGACATGGTGAGTGCGAACCGGCTGCATGACGCGAAGGCGCACTCCGACGCGCAGGACGCCAAGGTGACGACGGCCGTGAATGCCCGCATGGATGCGGGCGACGCGAATGTGACGAAGGCGGCAAATATGCGCATGGATGCGGGCGATGTTGCGACGCTGAAGTCCGCGAACGACCGCGCCGACTTCAACGACGCGAACATTTTTGCATCGGCCAAGGCATACGCAGACGCGGGCGACGCGGCTGTGACGGTTGCGGCCAATGATCGCATGGACATGTCGGATGCCAACACCCTGACGGCGGCAAAGACGTATGCGGAAAGCGTGGGCTCGGTCCGCCTGAATGATGCGAAGGCATACGCCGATGCGCAGGATGCGACGGTGACGATGGAAGCGCACGCATACGCGGATGGCACGCAGACCAAAGCGGTAGCGCAGGCCAAGGCGTACACGGACGACCGGATCAACGCCTTGATCGATGGCGCGCCGGATTCCATGAATACGCTAAAGGAGCTTGCCGACGCACTCGCGGACGACTCAAATTTCGCCGCGACGACGACGAACAAACTCGCGAAGAAGGCTGACACGACAGACGTTGACGCAAAGGATGCTGAGATTTTGGCGCAGGCGAAGGCGTACACGGACAACGCCCCAGCGGCTGCTGTGCAAAAGCCGTATGTCGACTCGGGCGACGCAAAGGCGCTCGCATCGGCAAAGAGCTATGCCGATGCGGTTGCGTCGGGCGTGCTCAAGCCGTCGTCTATCGAGTCGACGGGCACGGTGAAGGGCGTGGGAACGGTTATGTCGTCCAATGGCGGCGGCTCTGGTGAAACGTCGGTTTCGCTGAAACGAGAAGGCGCGCTGACTGACCAAAAAGTGTGGGAAATCCTGCACGGCGGTGATGGTGCGTTCTGCATTCGCGCAGTGAACGACACATACACGGCGACGACGGACCTGCTGCGTGCGACCCGCACGACCGGCTATGCGATAAACAACGCATCGATTCTGCCGAATGGAGGACGCCTGACCGTGGGGGCAACGGCTGACGACGGCGTGAATCAGTTACAGGTGAGTGGCACCGTGCGCGCTGCAAACTACGTTATCAACGACCAAAGCACGAAGGCGTCGGGTCTTGTCGGCTTCAATAATGGCACCGCTGGTCCAAACGTCGCCTTCTACGGTATCGACACGGCGGGTGCAGGTGCGCTGACGTTCTCGACCGGCGGAAACGAGCGTATGCGACTCACGGCTGGCGGTGCGCTGCTGGTCGGCACTTCCGCTGCGCCTGCGGGGGCTGGCACGATGCAGGTCGGCGGCGCCATGAGCATCTACAGTGCGGCGAGCGATACGATCGGCTCGTTCTCGTCCACGGCATACTCTGGCGGTCTGTCTATCGAGGCATTCAACGGCACGAACGCGACGAAGAAGAACATCATTCTCAACGGATGGGGCGGTCGTGTGCTAGTCGGCAATGGCGCGTCGGACGATGGCACCACGACGTTTCAGGTGCAAGGCGCGGCGAAGATCAGTGGCGACCTGACTGTAGCCCGCTCGGGTGGCGGCGTCCGTATCGATGACCCGACCGCTGCGAATCATTCAAACTTGTACCTGTACAGGCAGGGCGCTGTCGCGTGGGGTATTCGTGGCGCGTGGGCGAACGGCGACCAGTTCCAGATCAACAGCTATGACTCGACGGGTGTCGTGAAAGGTGCTGTTGCGATCGATCGGACTACGAATACCGTATCTGCGCTTAACCGACTGACGGTCGGCAAGGCGGTAGATGATGGCGCGAACGCGTTGCAGGTCGCGGGCAGTGTGCGCGTGCAGGCTGCGGTTTTGTCGCAGGGCGTCGACGCGGGCGGCGCGAACTTCCGCATGTCCCCGCCCGATATGACGAAACAGCGCGACGTGATGCTGCGCAACGACGGCGAAAATTTTTACCTGTTGCTCGCGGATGGCTCAGGCTCGTCCGTTCAGTGGACGCAGGATCGCCCGCTGACCGTCAACATGGCAACTGGTGCGGTGATGGTGGACGACACGGGCAAGGGCGTAAGGATGGGCGGCGACCTGGCCGTGAAGGGCGATGTGACCGCAAGGGCGGTGAGCACGCCGAGCGCGACCATCGAGACGCTTGCCGCGAAAGAGACTGTGACGGTTACGGGCTCGGGTCAGGTTGGCGTGCTGATGAAGAATACGGCCGCAAACTTCGGGGCCGGGAATTCGTTCAAATCATTCGTAGGGCCGGGCGGGTATTGGAACGTCGCCGTCGTCGATCCGTCTACCGGGGGCACAAAGCCGTCGAATATCGCAATCAGCGGTGAAGGGACACATATCGCTCTTAGCCCGTCAGATCGGAGTTACGTAATGGATCCCCGGTCGAATATCACGCTTAACGGTGCCGTAAGCATCACTCAACGCCTGAATCTGTTTCAGGGTGATCCGATGAACGGATCGCATGGTGAAATTTTCTTAAAGCGGGTCGGGGACGGGGCGGGAATGTTTATCCGCGGCTGGGACACCAAAAATACGGCGGGCGTCCAGTTTATCAACAACGCGTATAGCGATATTGTCTGTTGGATAGATGACGGGGGCAATGCGGCATTCAACGGGAGCCTGAATGTCGGGACCAATCTCGTGTTCCGCAACAAAGGCCAGATCAACGGCGACGGTAACGTGTTCATGACGTGGCGCGGACGATGGCTGTCGGACGATATGGGTAAGCTTGACGACGCGTGGAACAAGGCGAATGACGCTCAGGTGAACCGCGCCGACCGCTTCGCGCAGTGCCATCACGCGGAGTATGCCGAGGTCGGCCGTATGTGGAGGGGGCAGCATACGGTTGATATTGGCGACCCGTGGGTAATGCGCGGTGTTCGTTGCGATAGCTGGGTGGGTCCGTCTGGCGATGCTGTTGGTGAAATCTATATCCGCCTGACGTGGCTGAAAAACAACTAAAAGGGGTAAGCATGGTTGAGCATGATTTGGTAATCATGGCTATTGAGGAAAAATGGCCGGAATTGAGACATGGTCGTGATTTTTTGGTTGCGCATCCGCTTTGTAAAGTGACCGGAAAGCAAAGCGGGAACCCGTTTATTCTGCAATGGTCGGCGGAACAAATCGCACAACCTAACACTACTGACTTTTACGAGCGGGCGGAAGAGTTGAGGCCTGCATACGTTGCGCAGCGCGCTAAATCCCGTCGTGATTCGCTACTCGCGCAATCTGATTGGACGCAGATGAGCCACGTTCCACAGGAAACCCGTGAAATGTGGGAGGTATATCGTCAAGCACTGCGCGACGTGACAGAGCAAGAGGGGTTCCCGTTTGAAATTGTCTGGCCCGTTTCGCCGGGCGGTGAGGGGCTGGCGAATTGACGATCACGGGCGACATTCAGCAGTTGTCGCCGGGCCGCATCATTGAACTGTTCGAGGTTGACGCAACCAACATCGGTGGGGACATGATGCGATTCCACGGGCGCCAGCCTATCTGGTGGCAGGGGCAGGAGTATCGACCGTGGCCTATCCAAGCCACGGGGTTCAAGAAAACGACTGACGCGCAGCAGCCGACGCCGACCCTCAACGTTGGTGATATAGGCTCGACGATCAGCGCGCTGTGCGTCGTTCTCGATGACTTTGTGGGCGCGACAGTGAGGCGACGGCGCACGCTCGCGAAGTATCTGGACGCGCGCAACTTCCCGAACGGCAATCCGACGGCCGACCCTACAGCAGAAATGGCTGTGGAAACTTGGCGCGTTGAGCAAAAAGTGGCAGAGGAGAGCGGCGTATCGGTGAGCTTCGCGCTCGCGTCGCCGCTGGACTTCGGCGGGCAGCAGATTCCCGCGCGCCAGATGGTGAATATGTGCCAGTCGGAATATCGCGGGCCGGACTGCGGCTATACGGGGATCAAGTTTTTCGACCGCAACGACAGGCCGGTAGACGATCCGGCACTTGATCGATGCAGTATGAGGTTGAGCGGGTGCGTGTGCCGCTTCGGTGAGAATAGCGAATTGCCCTACGGGGGCTTTCTCACGGACGTTTTATCATGATCGAACTATCGGATTTGCCCGACAGCGTGCGCGCCGCAATCGAGGCGCACGCTATCGCGGCATACCCGAACGAGGCGTGCGGGCTCGTCGTCTTACCCGACAACGGAGGGCCGCTCGCTTACCTGCGTTGCGCCAATACGGCTGATGATCCGTTGCACAATTTTCGAATCAGCGGTGAGGACTACGTATCGGCTGAGTCGGTCGGCGTTGTTGAGGCCGTTGTGCACTCGCATCCGGGCGGACGCGCAGTGCCTTCGAGGGCGGATCGCACGATGGCGGAAGCGGTTGGGGTCGACCTCTGGATCGTTGTATCGGTGGGTGTGCAGATCGACGGCTCAATTGGCGTCGAGGCATGGGGCTCATTCTCGCCTGACGGCTACATGGCCCCGTTGATTGGCCGCGAATTCGTGCACGGCATACACGACTGTTACTCGATTGTGCGTGATTGGTACAAGGTCGAGCGCGGCGTGACGTTGCCGGACTTCCCGCGCGCTGATGGCTGGTGGAATGACGGCGAATCCTCGCTGTACCTCGACAACTACCGCGCGGCTGGGTTTGCCAACGTCGGCAAGGACGCGACGCTCATTCCGGGCGACGTGATGCTGATGACCGTCCTGAGCAAAAGCAACGAGCCGAATCATTCCGGCGTCTACGTGGGCGACGGCCGGATGATTCACCACATGGCCGGCCGCCTGTCGACCAACGTGCTGTTCGGCGGCATGTGGCAGGCGAGCCACTACACCACACTTCGATACAGGGGGAATTGATGGGGCAAGAGCTTACGACGATCCGCCTCTATGGCGTCGCTGGCGTCCGGTTCGGCCGGGTGCATCGGCTCGCCGTAGGATCGGCGCACGAGGCTGTTAGGGCGCTTTGCGCGGTAGTTCCGGGATTCCGGAAGTTCCTCGCACGCTCGCGAGAAATGGGGCTGACGTTCGCCGTGTTCCTCGACAAAACCAACATCGGCCGGGATGAGCTGGAATTCCCCGCGTCGCGTTCGGAGATTCGCATTGCGCCGATGATCGCGGGCTCGAAGCGCGGCGGCCTGTTTCAAACCATCCTCGGTGCGGCGCTTGTTGTGATTGGCGCGCTCACGTCATGGTCGGGCGGAACGGCGCTCATGATGATGGGCGCGAGCATGATGATCGGTGGTGTTGTGCAGATGTTATCGCCTCAGACTGGCGGCCTGTCCGGCGTAACGGACAACGGAACGTCGTACTACTTCAACGGCCCGGTGAATTCGTCTGCGCAAGGCGAGCCGGTGCCGATTGTGTACGGCGAAATCATGACGGGCAGCAAGGTTGCGTCGAGCGGCATCTATACGGAGGATCAGGCTTGAGGTTGGAAATTGTTGGCGCGGGTGGTGGCGGTGGCGGCGGCGGGGGTTCCGGTACGGAGTCGCGTGATTCGCTGCACTCGACTGCAACGGCGAAGATTCTCGACGTTATCAGCGAAGGCCCGATTGTCGGGCTCGTGAATGGGTTGCAGTCCGTCTTTCTCGACGGGACGCCGGTACAAAACCCGGACGGATCGAGCAACTTCTCGAACTACAACATCGATACGCGACCGGGTACGGTCGATCAGTCATACATGGCGGGATTCCCGTCTGTCGAGAATGAAATCCCGGTAAGCCGGCCGCTCGACAGCGCGAACCCGGCCTACGTGCGCCAGATCGAAAATACGCAGTTGACGGCGGTTCGCGTTCGCTTCGGCGTGCCGATGCTTCAATCGACCAACAAAGACACTGGCGACATTGGCGGCCATCGCGTCGACTACGCTATCGACCTTGCGGAGATTGGCGGCGCGTACACGACCGTAGTACAAGGCGCGTTCGATGGGAAAACGACGACGCTGTATGAGCGCTCGTGTCGCGTCAACTTGCCGAAATCGTCGGTTGGTTGGCTGCTGCGCGTGCGTCGCATTACGCCGTCCTCCAACACGCAATTCATTCTCGATCAGGTTAACGTCGAAGCGATCACGGAGATTATCGACCGGAAATTGCGGTATCCGAATAGCGCGTTGATCGGACTGCAGTTCGACGCCAAGTCGTTCGCGAGCGTGCCGACGCGCGGGTATCTCGTGCGCGGTCGGATTATCGACGTGCCGAGCAACTACAACCCGACGACGCGGACCTACAGCGGGGTATGGGACGGAACGTTTAAACAGGCGTGGACGAACAATCCGGCATGGGTGTTCAACGACCTCGCGAAGCATCCGCGCTACGGCGGCGGGCGCTATATCGACGCGTCCGCGCTCGACAAATGGACGCTGTATGAAATCGCGCGATACTGCGACGTAATGGTGCCGGACGGCAAGGGCGGCATGGAGCCGCGCTTTACGTGTAACTGCGTGATTCAGTCGCAGGCCGACGCGTTCAAGGTGTTGCAGGACATTGCTGGCATCTTTCGCGGACAAGCGTATTGGGGCGCGGGCGGTGTCATCGCTACGGCCGACATGCCGAGCGATCCGGTGTACGTGTACACGAACGCGAACGTAGTAGACGCGAAATTCACCTACACGGGTACGGAGCGCAAGAGCCGCTACACGTTCGCCCAAGTCGGCTGGAACGATCCGGCGAACCAGTACAAGGCGGCCGTAGAGCCCGTACAAGACGACGAGGGCGTGGCCCGCTATGGCGTCGTCAAGGCAAGCATTACGGCGTTCGGCACGACCTCGCAGGGGCAGGCGCACCGACTCGGCCTGTGGACGCTCGTTTCGTCGCGCGTCGAGACGCAGGCGGCAACGTTCAAGGTCGGTCTAGACGGCACGCTGTCCATGCCGGGCGATGTGATTGCTGTTGCGGACAACAAGAAAGCCGGTCGACGCATGGGCGGCCGTATCCGTTCGATGACGGATACCGTCGTGAATCTCGACAAGCCGGTGAAGGCGAAGCCGGGCGACACGCTTACCGTCATCATGCCGAATGGAGTAGCGCAGAAACGCACGGTCGACAGTGCGGTGGGCGGCGCGGTGACGGTGACGCAGCACTATGACGCGGTGGGTGTGACGGGTGCCGTATGGATGCTCGAATCCGACGACCTTGTGGCGCAGTTGTTCCGAGTTACCGGCGTCGAGGAAATCGACGAGAACGGCCAGATTACCTACACGATAAACGCAGTGCAGCACGAGCCGAGCAAATACGGCTACATCGACACCGGCGCGCAGCTTTCGAAGCGCCCGACAACAGTTGTTCCGCCGAAGGTACAGGCCGCGCCAGCGAGCGTGAGCGTGTCGGTGCATTACGTCGTAGATCAAGGCATTTCCCGGCCGACGATGACGATTGCTTGGGAGCAAGCGGCCAATGCTGTCGACTACACGGTCGAGTGGAAGAAAGACAGCGGCGAATGGATTCCGGCCGGCACGGTCGGCGGCCAGTCGACGGACGTACAGGGCATCTATCGCGGCGTGTATCAGGCCCGCGTGCGTGCCCGTAACTCGATGGGCGTCTACTCGCTTCCGACACTGAGCGATGCGACCGCGCTTGAAGGAAAGGCCGGTGCGCCGCCGACCGTGGTATCGCTGAATGCGTCGAAAGAGCAGATCGGCCAGATTGAGGTCGATTGGGCCTTTCCGGCGGATCACAGCGCAGACGACGCGCAGCGCACGGAGGTCTGGTACAGCAAGAACCCGACACGCGACGGCAGCGAATCCAAGCAGGGCGATTACGCGTATCCGACCTCGCGCGCAACGTTGCTCGGCCTGACCAACGGCGTGTCCATGTTCTTTTGGGTGCGGCTGGTAGACCGCTCGGGCAACGTCGGCGCGTTCTACCCGGACGGCATGGGTGTCAACGGGCAGTCGAGCGCAAACGCTAACCTGATTCTCGACCTGCTGACGGACAAGCTCACGCGCGAGCAGTTTGGCCAAGACTTGCTGTCGGAGATTGACGCACTGCCGGACATTGCGAAGCAGGCGCAGGACGCGGCGAACAAGGCGCACGACGCAGCGCAGCAGGCGAGCGATGCGGCGGAGCAGGTTGGCGGCATCGCGGATCAGATAACGGCCAATGCGGCGGCGATCAGCGCGGAAGTCATCGCGCGCGGCAAGGCTATCGACACGCTCGACAAGAAACTGGTCGACCTTTCGTCGGAGGTCGACGGCAACACGGCACGTCTGGACGAAGAGGCGACGATCCGCGCGGACGCTGACAAGTCGCTGGCGAAGGGGTTGCGCGTGCTGACTGCGCAGCTTCGCCCGCAAATGATCGGGGACGATAACGACCCGTTTGCAGGCGATGAAATGTACGCAGGCGTGTACAGCGAGCAGGAGGCGCGTGTCGATGGCGACGAAGCGTTGGCGACCGACATTCGCGGTGTGGCTGTTGAGGTCGAGAAAAACGACAAGAAGCTGTCCGCGATGGTGCAGGACGAAATGAAAGCGCGTGCGGACGGCGATAGCGCGCTGGCGGATCGGCTCGTGACGCTCGAATCGAACGTGAACGGCAACATTTCCGCTCAGATTAAGCAGGAGCAGCAGACGCGGGCCGATGCTGATACGGCGCTCGCAAAGTCGGTCACTACGCTGTCCGCGACCGTCGACGCCAACAAGGCGTCGTTTAACTCGCAGGTTGAAGCACTCGCGGCAGCGGATCAAGCACAGGTCGATTCGATTGCCGCATTGAAGGTGCAGACGGGCAAGGACATTGCTGCTGAAGTGGCGACCGAATCGAAGGCGCGCGCCGACGCTGATGGTGCGCTGTCGTCGCGGTTGGATTCGGTGAATGCAACGGTTGGCGCGAACAAGGCATCCGTAGATGCGCAGGTGCAGGCGCTCGCGGACGCCGACAAGGCGCAGGTCGCGTCTATCGATGCGCTGAAGGTGGAGACCGGCAAGGATATTTCCGCCGCTGTATCGAGCGAGGCGTCGGCTCGAACGTCCGCGGACGGCGCGTTGTCGTCGCGCGTCGACTCGCTCACGGCGCAAACCGCGAAGGATATTTCTGCCGCTGTCTCGGGCGAAGCGTCGGCGCGGGCCGACGCCGTTGGTGCGTTGTCGAAGCGCGTTGACACGCTGACCGCATCAGCGGGCGACAACAATGCGGCGCTGCAAAACACGCTCGCGACACTGGCGAACACGGACAAGGCGCAGGCGTCGCAGATCAGCGCACTACAAGCGTCGGTCGGCACGGGCGGCGACGTGGATACGCGCATCAATGCGGCGATCAAGTCGCAAGCGACCGTGCAGGCAACGACGGACGCGGCGCAGTCAAAGCGCATTGACGACGTGCAGGCGCAGGCAGGTGCGAACGCGGCGGCCATTCAGGTCAATGCGAACGCATATGCCGACCTGAAGGGGAAAGTAAGCGCAGTGTATTCGGTTCGTGTGCAGTCGCTGTCGAATGGTCGGAAAGTCATGGCCGGGTGGACGCTCAATGCTGACGGGTCGGGCGACTCGTCTATGGTTGTCGCGGCGTCTAATTTCATGGTCGTTGACCCGAATGGTAACGGGCTCATATCGCCGTTTGCGATCAGCAACGGGCAGGTTGTCATGAGTGACGCAATCGTGAATAACCTGCACGTAAACCTCGCGCTCGTGCACGGCCGGTTGCAGTCAACGGCCGTCGGAAGTAACGGACGCCCCTGCGTTATCATCGATATGCAGTCAGGAGAACTACAGTTCAACGGAATTAACAACGGTAGCGGCTGGACGGAAATTTCACCGGGCCGCGTTGTGGTGTACGACGGTGCGGGCCGGCCGCGCGTTGCAATGGGAGTGAATATCTAAATGGCTACAGGGCTTCGCATTTGGGGGCCGGACGGACGACTCGTGGTCGACATAACGCACCGGTTCGGGAAACCCGTCGCAGTCGTAGGAATCCCGGCTCAGTTCAATGGCTCGGGTTCCTACACTGACGGCACGCTACAGAATCTCGTGAATCAGGGGCAGCGTTTGTTCGCCGCGTTCCAGCGCGAACACACGTTCGGATGGAAAACGAATAGCTGGAACGTGTGCCCGCCCCGCATCACGATAAGCGGGGCCACAGTGTCGTGGCAATACGGCGGCAAGCAGGACCGACAAGCGGAAGTGACGGGAGGTCTTTTGGTGATTGGGGTTTTCTGATGGATGCGGGTTTCTGGTGCAGGACGGACGATAACGCGACGTATCAAATCGACGGCTATACGCCGATATTTGGGCTCAAGGAACACCTATTGTTGACGCTCCAGAACAGGACGATTCCTCTTGCGGGCGGCGCGATGAGCGTGCAATACGTGACGGTGCCGTATGCCGCGTTTTCGTTCTCAGCAAATCAGCCTGTCGTAGCTTTCCGGTCGGAGTCGTGCCCCGCGCAGATGCTCGCGTGCCGCAATACCGGCGGCAGCGGCTGGCTTGCTGAGTTTTGGGGGCTCGCCAACGGCGCGTCGGTCGAGATGTTCGTGTTCGACCGGCTGTCGAGCTTCACAGGTGGTTCGTCGTTTGGCATGAAGGTGTGGAACCCAAGCGGCGAATTGGTCGCGGATGCGGTCACGCCGCAAATGCTCCCGGTCGGGTTCCTGACCGGGAACATGAGCGCGGACGTTGGCGGCGGATGGCCGGGGCCGGGCTGGCAACAGGGCTTGAACAATCCGGGCCACGGCTGGACGCGGGCGTATGACTTCCCGACAGGCAAGGTTGCATCCGCCGCAGTGCAGGCCGCGTCAGGGATCAGTAATGGCGCATTCCTCGACGGATGGCAGCACAGCGGCGGCCGGGCGACGCATTCGTGGTGGCGGCTACCGTGGGACGGCGGCGGCTCGTCAGGCTCGATGATGGAGTACGGGTGCCGACTCGACTGGTCGAGCGTCTTTCTCGATGTGGCGGGATTCCACTTCTGACCGGACGATGTTCTGTTAATCCGCTGATTGGCTACCATCCCTTCGGGCGTCGCGTCAAGGCGTCCAAATTAAACAAGGGGGTATATGCAGATCAGTCCGACAGAGGCGGCGGCATACGCGGGATCGGGGTTTGGTGTAGGCGCATCGTTGACGCTGACGGACATTGGCGTCATCGCCGGTGTTACGACGGCGATTCTCACGTTCGCGCTCAACGCCTATTTTTCGTGGAAGAAAAGCAAGCTCGATGCGAAGGTGGCAGAGGCTCGCATCCGGGAAGCTGAAGCGGTCTACAAGCGCGCACAGGCAGGCGACGTAATGGTGGCTCGTGAGATCGACGTGGGGGCAGCCGTTGAGAACGAGTAACCGATACGGCGGCGCGGGGTTGGTGGGGATCATCGGGGCAACGGCAGCGGCGGCCGTAATCGCCCTCACGGGGGCATCGGAGGGTGTGAGCCTGACGCCCTATAACGACAAGCTGGCCGGGACGCTGGCGACTGTCTGCTACGGCGAAACGAACGTTCCCATGCGGCGGTACACATTGGCCGAATGCAAGGCCATGTTGTCGGATTCTCTGGCGGGATACGCGACCGGAATCCGAAAGACGGTGCCAGGATTCGACAGCCTGACGGACGGGCAAAAGGTCGCGGCAATCGACTATGCGTATAACCGGGGGCTTGGTTCGTGGGCGCGAGCCAGCCGGCCCGATGATCCGCCGTCCATCATGGAGGCATACAAGCGTCGAGACTTCCCGGCCGCGTGTGAGCTTTACCCGAAATGGGCGCTACTTCGGCGCGGTGGAACATGGATCGACTGTAGCGTGCGCGCGAATGGCTGCTACGGCATTTTTACGCGGCGCATGAAGGAGCGCGCCGCATGCTTGGGGGAATAGCGTGAAGTGGATCAAAGAGGCCGTAGCGGTCTTTCTGGTGGGGCTGTTGATCGGTGGTGGGGTGGTGTACATCGCGAAGGATCGGCAGGTCGACGCGATGAAGCTGGAAAATGCGACCGCGCTGGCGAATGCCGTAACGGCGGCGCGGAAAGAGGAACAGCGGCGAGTCGATCAACAAACGGAGAATGCCAACAATGCAAAGACTCAACGCGACACGGCTCTGGCTGCTGAGTTTGTCGCTCGTGCTACTGCTGCAAGCCTGCGCGGTACGGTCGATTCCCTCGTTGCCCGCGCGCGTTCCGCCGTTGCCGGCGACGGCCCGGCAGGAGCCGACGCTATCGTTTTGCTTGCCGACGTGTTCGGGGAATCTGTCGAGCGAAATGAAGCGCTGGCAAGCGCGCTTGACCGGGCAAGAATCGCCGGGAACGAGTGTGCAGCAGATTACGACGCGCTGACCGCCAGCCAATGAAACGAAGCCCGCCTAGAGCGGGCTTTTTTGCGGGTCATCGCACATTTCCGGGGAACGCGGGGAAGGCAGTCAGTGTTCGGCCATGAAGCGACGCTCGGTGGACGGTGACGTATGGCCGAGACTCGTCGCGCTTCGATCATTCACCCCATTTGATGTCGGCTAGCCGCTGCTCGCAAACGTGAACGAACCGGCATACGGCGGGCGCCCAAGCCGGTTCCGCATTTCGCCGCAGGCAAGTGGGAGATACTATGTGTGTCGTGGATCTTGAATACTGGTACATTGATACGCTACATAACAACTTCCTCCATGAAAAATGAATAGCCTGTTTGCGCATATGCACAATGACAGCGTGTATGTTCAATCTCCTGACGGCGCACGCTTTGGACCTTACAAAACGAAAATCGGGACTGACAACGCAGGTCATTCTGCGACCGTCTTTGACTCATCCTTTGAGGGACAGGAAGGATGGGTTTTGATTCGGGAACTGCCCGGTTCCCGTGAGGAAAAATATTTGATCCACGAAGCGAACTACTCAAGCGGAGTAAGCGGGATTCCGCCCCATTGGAGCCTGAAGCTGCGAAAGGATGCCTCCCTCATGCACAGGTCCGAACCGAAGGCCGCGCCGACTATCACCATCAACAATTCGCAGGGCATCCAGATTGGCGATTACAATGTTCAGCACATTGCGAGCAGTCTCCAGGGCCTCGTACAGATGATCGAAAAATCGACGGCTGCGCCTGAAGAGAAGGAAGCAGCTAAAGGGCTTCTTATCAAATTATTGGAAAGTCCGGTTATTGCTAGTGTTCTTGGCGGCGTCACCGCTGGCGTTACGGCGTATCTGAAGAACTCCAACTGAGCTACCAACGAACGAGGTCGCATATGACCTGGGGGACTCTCCTTCAATCCTTGGTTGTCGCCATCGCGACTGCATGCGTAACAAGCTACTTAATTGAGAGGCGAGAAAGCGCGAAGAGTGCTCGCAACCTCAACTACCTCGTTCTACAGATCGCCTTTCAACTCGAAAACTTCGCCATCGAGTGCGCTGATTTCATCGGGGATGGGAACAATTACGAAAGCTCAGATGGCGCGCTAGGGAAACGTTTAGACAAACTACCGGACCTTGCGTCATATCCACTGGACGGCGAATACGCATTGCTCGACACGCAATCGTTAAGCCGCGTTTTGTCATTCCGGCTCGAAGTCGAATCAAGCAACAGTTCGATATCGTTCGAGTACGAACTAACCGGAGAACATAGCGCACACGATAAGTGCAGAAGCGAATGTGTGCGACTCGGTTTGAAAGCTATCAAACTTTCCGAAGCGCTACGGGCTAGGTACAAAATTCCGCCGTTCGAGCTAGAGAAAGACCTGTGGAACTACGTGGACTATCTACGCGAGCAACACACCCCCACGACAAAGTCGGAGTGTGACGATTCTCCGGTTTCGTGAGGCACCGCTCGCTATCCTACTCATCGAAAAGCCCGTGCAAAGCGGGCTTTGCAATCGCCTAGCCTATGTACATGCACGGCGTTTGCCGGCATTCGTCTCCACCGGTATGCGAATGTCCACAAAGGAGTGTGCTGCGGCTCGGGACTCCCGATCACCGACCGTCGGCTAAGGGTCGATCTGCGTCAGTCGCGCGTCACAGGGCGGCGGCCGGCCGCGTTCGGCCATAAGCGGTCCTTGATCACGGGCGTATGCCGGACACTCGAATGTCGGCTTCGTTCGGCTTTGAGCCCATCGCAGAGCGACGTTGCATGTCGCATCAGCCGCCGAAACTGTCATCGCTTCCATTGCCTTTGCCATCTCCATAAACGTCTATTACTGGACAAAATTTTTACTTGACCCAAAGGGAAAACCCCAATTCTCGAACGCCGATGAGCAGGCATGATCAGCGGATAATATTCGTCGCTACCGGGGAGCGGAGATGGACGCTGAAAAGAAGGTTAACCACCTAACGGTATTTCTGATTAAAAAGCAATACGATACATGCGATAAGATTATTTGCACGGAATCCTGTGAGACGCCATTCGTTGTGACTTTCTCCGGGTGCGGTGAAGGGCGGCTTTATATTAAGCGCGTGCCGCCTTTTTTGCCAAAGTGGACGACATTATTCCGCGACCATGTTGATTTGAGTTCGTATGTTGTTCCAGGAATATCTGCTGCATTTTTTATCAAGATAAATGATAGATGTTTTGTTCTCACCTTTGGTCAAGGCGGGCGATTTTTATTGAGAGATGAAGTTTTTGAAGAGCGATTCGGATTACTTTGCGCCCTCAACTCGGTTGACAAAGACAGTTTTCGATGCGTCGACGTGCAATCATTAGATGCAATTCAGAGTCACACCCGAATTCAGTCTGGTCAAGAAACGAGCGCCGATCAATTCGGTCTGGATGTAGAGCAGGATATGCTAAAGGCTATCGTGGGTGCTCCAATCTATCACGCTCTTGGTAATCGTATGGCTGGAAGTGATTCGCTGGCAGTTTCAGTCAAGATGGATTTGTCTGATCTTCCATTTCTACTGGATGAGTATAGAAAGAAGTTCGAATCTGACCTGAGCGCCGATGATTACCAGTGGGTCAACAACATATCAATGGTGAGAAACTCGGAGCTGGTGAGTCGCCTCGAAGTGGAGATTGATAAACTTTTAGAAAAAAATCAGTTTGACAATATTTGGCTGTCAATTCCGGAGATCATCGACTGGGCTACTGTCAAGGGATTCATGTACGTACACGGTAAAAGGGAGGTTTATCCAGACATAAATTTTAGTGGATTCCTGAAGACCTTGAAAAGTGGGGAAAAAGTTAATCTTGAATTGTTGCGGTCAAGAGAGGTGCATTGCGCCGATGCAGACCACAAAAAGACGTTTAAATCATGGAAGATATTCAAATGCCTTTATGCTGAAATTGATCTATCGGATAATAAGTATATCCTGAACGACGGGAAGTGGTTCAGGGTTGAAAAGGATTTTGTTAAAAGAACAAACGAGGAATTTGCCAAGACTCCACTGTCAAGTCTGAAGCTGCCGGAATATAGCGGAGGTGGTGAGGGGGCGTACAATTCGATGGTCGCCATGAACGAGCCGGCACTCTATGCGCTTTTGGATGACAAGAAGAAGATCATGCATGGTGGTGGACATGGTCAGGTCGAAGTGTGTGATCTATTTTCAGTTAATCGAGAGCTTATTCATGTTAAGATATATAGTAAATCGAGCGTGCTGAGCCACCTTTTCGCGCAAGGATTTGTTTCCGGGCAGCTGATCCAAATTGACACATCGTTCCGTACGAAAGTTCGTGAAAAATTGCCGCCTGCATATCGAGATCTTATGTCGGCCGAAAAAAAGCCAGCTCAAGACGAATTTACTATCGTATACGCCATCATCAGTGATGCGGCAGGGGATCAGTTGCATCTCCCATTTTTTTCGAGAGTTAACCTTAACAATATGCGGAAAATTTTGGTCGGATATGGATATAAGGTCGAATTGTTGAAAATATTCGCGAACGACATTTTCTCAAAGACGATCGTGGATCCCCCAAAATATAAATAAAAAGTATATGAATGGTGTGGCGAGAATTTGAATGATAATTGGATGCTCGCGATAGATTGCGAGCGCTGATTAATCTCTGATCACGTCAATCGGGCGAGTGACAGCGTCCCTTGGAAGCGGTCGCTGCTGAGACCCGAGTTCAAACGGCGGTTTAGGGGCGGCAAGCGGCATCCCGGGGAATACACGAAGAACTTTTTTCGTCAGTCGCCTGTACCCTCAACCGCGCCCACGTCGTACTCCATTGGGCCGTGTCCGGCCGGGCATAGGGGTGCGCCCACTTTCAACCATTTGGCCGACACGCGGGCCGTGTAGCCGCACTCGGTGCATTCGGTCTTGTGCATGCGCGTCGACTGTCGCGGCGGCTTGTTATTCAGCGGCTCGGCCTTGCTGGTGCCTTCGTCATCGCCGTTGTCCCCATCCTCAACGGGCTTCATGTCGCCCAAGAGCGCAGAAAGGTCGATCAGCGCGCGCGGTCTGTCCGGCATGATCGCGGCATGGGGCAGTGCCCCGAGCTTGTCGATCATGGGCTGAATCCACGCCTGAAGGGCTGGCGGCTGCTGTGCATGGGTGAGCCTGCCCGTGAAGCCAAGAGCCCGCGCAACGCGTGCAAACTCGCCCTTGTGCCCCTCTGCGAGCCCGACGGCAGCGTGCGTCAGTTCGTGCGCGAGCGTACAGGCGACGGCCATGCTGTCGGAGCGGCGCGGCGTCAAGAAAATCTCGAAATGCTCATCCTCGCTCACGCGGGGCGACCAACATTCGCCGGTCGCATTGTCGTTCTTCCCGCCGCTCGTCCAGCCGATCGTTACGCGAAACTTCGGGAGGGGCTTTCCGAGTTCCGCGAAGCGCGGAGCCATGAGCGCCGCCATGCTGTTGAGCCATGTCTCGCGGTTGAGCTTCACGCTTTCAGATTGTGCAGGCGACGCCATTTCGCAGTCCTGTTGAGTTCGTTTAAACAGCCCGCATTCTGACGGCGGCTTGTCCGCAGGTCGCTCCGAAGTCGCCGCTGTATCGCCGCACCCACGCAGCCCCCCGGATATCGGCGGTCCCGACTTGTCAGCTAAACTTCCGTCGTCATGTCGGAGGTTGTATGGACAAGCCTGGAGTCGACTGGAAGAGAGCGCCGAAGGGCGCGCGGTGGTGGGCGATGGATGCCGACGGGCGTGCACATTGGTTCGTTGCTCCCAACGTCGTGCCTCGGACTGATTTCTGGTTTTCCGAGCCGATTCCGGCTCCGCAATTTGGTTACGCCGGGGATTGGAGGGCAAGTCTCACCGAGCGGCCAGCTTGATAGCCTCGCGTCCGTTCCCCCGGTCCAACTGTCCCGCGTCTCCGCCAAAGACCTGTCAATTCTGCGGGGCTTAGGGCGTTAACCGTCATATTTGGTCAAGTCGCGTCCCCCCAGCTATCGACAACCGGTTCTCCCTCAGGTATTAGTCGGAACATTAGAAACTGGGAGGGCCTATCAATTGAAGCGAAACTATCTTCGCGTAGGGGACCATTCGACAAGCGGCGGCATTGCGCAAGACGCGATTCCGACAATGACATGCGAAGGCCGTGGGCTTACGCATGTCGGTGCGAAAGTAATCTGCCCGGCATGCAAGCAAATCGGCGTCATCATCGCCACGGGGCCACGCTGGCCGGGTGAATTGATGGGGTTTGAAGCTGCACTAGAGGGCGATGAGGTCGCGTGCGGTTGCAGCCCGCGCCCGACGATGATCGCTTCGCAGGACGCCATGTATCAGAGCTTTGAATCGCATGAGTCGCTCGGCATGGGTTTTGCCGCTGACGGCGGGCGCATGGTGCTAGATTCGGGGACGCCGCAACCCTCGCAAGGCTTCTGCTTGTCCTGCATGCTGGCTGCGACCAAGAATGCAGCAGCGATGGTCGTTCGTGGGTGATGCGCCGTGAGCATTCAGGTCATTTTCTCTTCTTGGCAGGAGCGCGCGAGTCTCCCACTCCGTTTATTCGCGCTCGCGGATGGTCTGCTGTATTCGGAATTGAGCGGTTCGGCACCTGTGCGCTCGGGCGATTCGGCAGTGGCGCTGCTTGACGGAACCCCCGACGCCTCGCTTGCCGATGCCGGCCCGTGGTTCTTTGATTACGAGCTGGCGGACAGCACAACGCGCGACGTGTTGACCAGCTTGGCTCAAGGCGAATACGGCGTGAACTGGATCATCAGCGCCTATCAACCGCGCCTGCTTGCGGGTGAGCTTCGCGAACGACTCGATGCCACATTGCCGGACGGTCGGACGGCGATGCTGCGCTATTACGACGCGCGCGTGATGCGCCACTTCGTCTCGGCGCTCAGTTCGGCCGAGCGGACGATGTTCTTTTCCCCGACGTTCGATTGGTTGATCGAGATCGACGGCCAGCTATTCAGGGCACATCCTCATGCCGCTTAATCTCACACCTGCCCATCTTTCGGCGCTCGCTGCGGGCGAGGCGCGCAACTTCGTTGACGGCGTGCGTCGCGATCTGATCAAGGCTGATCCTGCTTTGGCGCAGGACACCGATCTACCAAACCGATTGTGGGACGCATATCAGGCCGCGCGCTCGGTCGGCATCAAGGACAGCGAGCACCTCGTCCAGTTCCTGAAGGTTGAGGCTTATTCGCCGGGCTTCTACGCGAAACCCGCGACGCGGGCTTGGCTCACGCAGCCCGGCCGCAGTGCCGATGAACGTTTTCACGTCTACGTCCAAGAAGTCACTTGGCGATCACAACATCCAGATAGCTTGAAGGGAGTCCCACATGGCAGCACCGTTTATCCCCCTATTGATAGCCGTAGCGGCGGAAGTGGGGCCGGCATTGTCAGCTATTGGAAGCGCTTTATTGGGAGGGACGGCGGTAGCGGGGATCGGTAGTATGCGGGGCGATACTAGCAAGATGGATGAACAGGCGAAGACCAAAACGGAGTCACGGACTACAGCGGATTCCACCAAGCCCTGCAAGAAATGTCCGCCGGAGCAGACGGGCGCGCTCGTGCGCTTCAATCATGGCGTGAATTGGCCCGCGTATCGGTATCAGGCCCGAGTAACAGGCTTTGCTTTCGACACAGAGAGTTGCCGATGGAGTGACGAATGGGAATGGTTGGGTATCGACTACGACGGGTTCAAGGCGAATGAGTGCTTGCTACAAGAGGCCAAGGGGAACTACGACCAGTTCCTTGACGGGTCTATCCCAAAGTCGGATCAGTTCTTCAAGGGGTTTCGGAAGATGCGCGAGCAGGCCCTCAAGCGTGCCGTGCGTGTCAAAGCCAATCCGCCCACTAGGCTAAGGTATTATTTCCAAGGCTCCCTAACCTACAACAAGATGTCGGCATTGCTTAGGGTGATGTCGATCGAGTCAGAATACTTCCCATAAGTTGCTACCATGAAAATCGAATCCATCATCAAGAGCGGCGGAATCAATGCGCTCGCCTTTGCTCAAACTCTAGTCAAAGTGGGCGCAGTAATCGACGTGATGGCAGCAGCCGAGCCGTCACTGGTGCGTCCTAGCTGGAGAATGCAGGGTGATACGCTAGCCGATGCGCAGGCGAGTGAAGTGTATGGGGGCGATGGTCAGCCGAGCAGCACTGCACTTTCGGCGTTGGAGAACGAATACCGGGGCGAGACGGCATCCTCGCTTGGGATATGGGACGGCAGCGCCGACGATTCCATCGGCGCGTCGATTGAGGTTTTCGCGTGCGGCGGGGATTTTCCAGATACTGTCTCGGTCAGTGCTCGTGGTTCTTTCATCGAGAACAAGGATATTGTTGCGGACCTCGTAGCGAGGGTTGCCCAGGAATTCGCGCCCGCAGTGATTACGGCCGCGCCGGATGGCTATCAGGAGAAGCAAGCGTTTGACGATCGCCCCGGTGTGGGCTGGATGCTGTATCTGCCTTTCGAACTCACCGCGCAGCAAATTCCAGAGGCGCAGGAACTCATTCCCGTCCTCTCTGCCGATGGCAAGAAGCGGCTCGGCACTATTGTTGTCAGCATCAAGGATGAGCCGTTCTCCGTCGACAACGAAGCGCATTTGATTGTGGCGCACAACATCGAGGCGCGGCTTGTTTCATTGGACCTGTTGCCGCTACTTGGCGAGATATGAGTGTAGTCAATACCGAGGCGGGTGAGACTCAAAAGCCCGCTGCGGCGGGTTCCGTCGATTGGTCGCCGGTGCCTCGACGGGGCGCATGATGCGTGTCGGTTCGAGTCCTTGCTCGATTATCGAATTTCTCCCCAAAAATCTCCCATGAGGCGGCGAACGCCTTTATTTGTAATGGGGTTCGAACCCGGCCTCACGCACCATCTGTCATTCCGGCTTCCCCCGGAAGACGCAAAAAACCCGCGACAGCCCCTCGCTTCGCGGGTTTTTTCATTTTTCACTCCCGCGTCCCCGCATCCGCATTGAAGGTCTTCATGAACCGGAACACCAGCGCGGCGCGCGATCGCACCCCCAGCTTCGCGTAGATCGTTTTCAAATACGACCGCACCGTGAATTCGCTGATATGCAGCCGATCGGCGATCTGCTTGGTCAGAAAACCCATACACACCAACTGCACCACCTGCATCTCGCGGCTGCTCAGCAGCCTGCCGATATCGATGCCGGCTGCCGGGTCGACAACCGGCGCGACTTCGCGGCGTCGACGCGCCTCGGCAACCAGCACATAGCGGTGCCCCTCGAACTCGAAGCGCACGATCTCATCGTCGGCACCAGCCGTTCGCGCGCGATGCGCAGGGTCGAGGTCGCAATCGAACGCCTCGGCGCCGTCGGCGAGCAGCACGCGGCACTTGCGTCCCGCGAGTTCCACCTCGCCGATCTCACGGCCGATGAACGGGCGCGGCAACGGCCGCGGCGGGTCGGCCGCCGACCGATCGATCCAGAACATGCTCGGGTCAGGCAACCGCTCGTCATCGGGTTGAGATACCGGCACGGAAGGGTCCCCCAACAT